CAATATCACCTGCATTTAGTGACATTTGAGTTACATTGTCTGCATCTAAAGCCCCACCATCTTGTGCAACGGTTCCATCGTGTTTGTGAGCTTTAAGAATATTAGAACCTCCACCAGAAAAGCCCATTGTTTAACCTCGCTCAGTTCTAAATCTTTGTGCTTCTGTACTTACATAAATTGGCGTAACCTGAGCTAAAATGTCTGTTGTACCTGCTGCACCCGGTGTAACTTGAATTGATACAATACTTTGATTGTTTATGTTTTGGTCTGCACCTGCACTTAATGTAATTGCAGGTTGGCCATTTACTGAAAAAGTGCATGGGTTCGTTCCATCCTGATTTTTAATTGCAACTGAAATTGCATAACATCTGTATTGGGAGGGATATTGGATTGTTGTTGCACCCGCACCCGCTGCTACAACATCAGAAACAAAAGTAGACTCTGCTGTTGTATCATTTGGTTTTACGTTAACGTGATATCCTTGTATAACTTGGGGCATAATCTAAAACAAATTAGCATATTTAACCAGGAAAGAATAAGCGGCTGCACCTGCTCCGACTAAAGTTTGGCCACAGTTGAAAGCTACTTGTTTGCCACCTGCAGCACCGCCAACTTCTATTGGTATAGGTCCCGGAACTACACGGCCTGCACTGGCTGGATCTGATGCATTAGAGAAAAACGTTACACCTGTTTCTAATCCGTTAATTAAAACTCTGTCTTGATAAATTTCACCACCTGCTGGCTGTGGATTTGAAACCGAATCGAGTAGTACGTTGCTTCGATTTAACTGGGTTATTGTTAGGCCTGTTATATCGTCTGTGGCTAAGCCAAAAACACCGATTGCTAATCCTGGAGTCGTATAACTTCTCATTAATGGTACGGCCATTTTAGAGGCTCTCCGTTAATGTATTATCTAAAGCTGTTGATGTGGTACGGCCACCTGCGAACATGGTTGCTGCTGCACCTACTACTGATTCTACTCCACCAACTGAATAAGCAGTGATACCTTCTACTGCTTTGCCCATTGTTGAGTTCATAAATCCAGGTGCTACCATATTGCCCACTAAACCTAATAGTGTTACAACACCAGCACCGGCTAGAATCTTATTAACTGTTTTACCTGTTTTAAATTTAAATGTCATTCTACATTCTAAGAATAGAGAATGACTTAATAAGTATTCTTCTTTTAAATAAACATGGTTGTTTTCTCTAAGATACTTCCTATCTTAGCCGCCGGTGTGGGTCTTTTCTTTCTAGTAAATGCTATTACTAGACCGGCCCACGCCCAACAAACAGCCGGAGCGTTATCTTCTACTTTTGGGTCATTAGGTGATGCCGGTTCAGCGATAGCCGGTTTGGGCCAGGGAATAGGTTCGGGTCTATCGGGTCTATTTCAGCCAGTTTGGGAAGTTTCAAATTTATTTGAAAGATTTTCTAGTTTAGCTACAGGTGCAGCGAATGTGTCACCTGTGGTTCAAAGTACAACAGGTGAAACAGGTTCTGCTACTATTACCATGTCTAGTGGTTCTGATAGTCCTCGTGTCACAAGCAGCCCTTCAGGAGGTTATTCAGCCGGGGCAATTACTTCTCATAGAAGTACAGGTGGGTTCGGGAGAGCAAATTGAAGAAAGGAAGTGCAGAAGCCAAAGCATGGGGCCGTAAAATGCGTAGATTAAGAGGTAAACCCCGAACCACAAAAAAACGAAAAAAATCTAAGTCAACAAGAAAGAAACGTTCCACACGTAAAGGTCAAATTAGGCGCACGAGTCGTAGGGCTTACACTGGTCTAAAAAGGCGGGTTTCTAGGCGTAAAAAGACTGATTCTGCGTGGAATTTCTAATGGTTAAAAAGAAGAAGAAAAGAAAATATAGAAAAGGACTTTATGACCCTGATTCACCTAACTTTTGGAATTTCTAAACCCATATGTATTTCTCACCTTTACATTTAGGACAGTCAATAGTTGTATTGTAAATGGGGTCTAATTTGTTAGAACTGGTCTGTAAATCTACGGTTCCTACTATACCATGAGGAATTCCCGTAACCGTATCTGCACATGTGCTACAGGGTTTGTATTTCTTGAGTTTCAGTTCCAGGTTGGGCCTGTTTACTATTGGCTGTGTTAGCGGATTTGATTTTTTCATAAATTCGTTCAACTATAGCTGGGTCTTTCTTAACTGCTTCCTCTACCTGTGGAACCAGGAAGGATGCAGCCTTTTGATACTTCTTTGGTATCAACTGCATGATAACTTCACCAAGACCAGAGTCTTTCATGTCTGAATCGGTTACTGTTTCTCCACGTTTAGACCTATTAAGGGCCTGTTGTAAATTTCGTATATCTTCTCTGTGTTGTTTATCACCATCTTTCTTACTTTGTGCTAAATACTCAATATCATTTTCAAAGTCCTTGATACGCTGCCTACTGTGTTTATTGATAACTGTTCTAGACCTAGAAATGTAAATACAGGAAATACCAGCAGATATACACGCAACCAAGATAAGTGATGCATATAATATTTCGATTTCCACATGATTTTAAAGATATTACTCAGATTTAGGTGTTTTTAGTTGTCATTTGGTTGGTTTTGGTTGTTTTTAGTGGGTTTTAGTTGACATAAACCCTTAACTCACCTAATGATTATTAGAATCTATCATTAGTCATAAGCCTAGGAGGTTGTCTAAGGGTGATTGCACTGGGCTTGATGGTGGGAGAGTTGACCAATTCTTACCTACGTGTCTAAACTCTGTATATGTGTACACTTAAGTAATAATGCATTAGTACAGAAGTATGGTAACTCCAAAATATGAACAGTATAATGATGAACAAAAAGCATACTTGAGAGCTGAAAGATTAAGAGTAGAATCTAAAGCAGAAAAAGCTAAGCCTTCACCATCAATTAACAAATTACACAAGACACTTACTTTTAGTATATCACAATGGGCCTTGCTTGAACAGGTCAGGGAGAAGATGCACTTAGACGACTTTAACCAAACCTTGAATTTTTGTATATTAGAACAGGCAAGGGTTTTAGAGATTGAATCATGAATAAAAAAGACAGTAAGAACACCAAGACCAGTTTTGAGAAAGCTTGCACCCGATCAACCGTTACTTACTGGCCAAAGGATAATTGTAATTGCTGTTTAAGGTATCGTATGGTGGATAAAACAGGTATCTGTTTCGATTGTTGGAAAAATCCAAATTGTGATAAAGAATGACAACTGAAATCATTCCCAGAGAAAAATGTAGATTCTGTAAAGTCTATTTACCTAAAGATTGTATCAATGATATTTGTTTAGAATGTTCTAAAAAGAATGTGATTTAAAATGAAAATGGATAACTTTGACTGGATCAAACTGTTTGCTGACAGTGATTTGAAACAAATTTTCCAATGGCTACAACTATTAAATAATAAAGTTGATGAGCTGGATAAACGAATTATCAATATAGAATTATTGCTAACCCAAGAAGATAACAAATAATTATTTCTTATTATAAAAAATTGAAAGAAGGAATTTAAAAAATTCCTTTATTTTTTTTATCAAGTTAAACCTAAAACTTTATAGCTTGCTGTCCCTGCTGAAATTGCAGAAAGACCAGAGTAAGTTATACCCGTTAAGCGATTAGAAGTGTTTACCCATGCAACCCCAGTGAATTGGGAAATGGCATTATTACCTGATGAATTAGAATTAAAATTTACACATTGATGGGTTCCAGTTGTGTTTATCTGCCATAAAATATCGAGAAAAATAACATTGCTTGCTTCAGCATAACCCATTCGACATGTAGAAACACTTGCCGTAGTATTTGGATTGTATACAGGCGTTGCGTCACCCCATTGAAACAAAGTACTATTTGATGTTACTACTCCACCACTATCATAAAATTGAAACTCTGTATAATGACTTCCAGTGTGTTTGAAATCACATATCATTCGGATATACTTATAATTATCAAATAAGGTTGAGGCTGCCCCGCCAATATCTATAGCATCACCATCATCCTGATTCGCAATTTCTACCCATGAACCAGTGACACCACCCGCACCCCATGCAGGTATACTACCGGCAGAAACAGTTAGTGAATCTGCAACAGACCCTATGGCTAATCGTTGTAAATGTACACCATCTGAATAAACAATATCACCTGCATTTAGTGACATTTGAGTT